TTCGGGAAAATTAAATTGAATTTTATAATCGATATCCAACTTAAAATGTTTTAAAAGTACGCTTTTACAATGATCTAATCTACTATACCCCATCCATTTCCAAATACTGTCTAAAATTACTGGGAAATCAGTTTTAGAATTATAATTTATGTAACAGACACAATTAGCAATATAAAGTTGTTGAATTTCAGGACTAAAACGTTCTTGTATTTTCTGAATGATTTTAGATCCGTAGTCACCATGAAGCTTAGTCAACGGATTATTTTGCACAAGGGCAACAAAGTCAATTGTTTCGGTCATATTTTATTGGTTCTCTTTTACCAATCTTGTAAATTATTTCCTTAAGCTGTTTTATTTTTTATTTATAAACTGTTAATATAACGCCACTTAGTTTCGGAACAAATACCTTTCCAAATAACGTCTTGTTGATATAGTTTTTCTCTAGATTTTAATAACGGAAGTTTTTCAAGAAGATGATCTTGTCGAAGTAATTGTAACATCTTGTGGATACAATACGAATAACTAAGAAAATTTTTTCTTCCTTGAGGGGCGTGTTTTTCGAAGGGATTCTGAATCTGTTGAAACATTTCAATGAGTTTTGCCTCCAATCTTGGACTGATCATCGGAGGCGGAACACCACAGATTTTGTATATGATGGCTGGTATATGTTCGTATAACTTGGCATGTTTAAGCTTCTTTAGATAGCCTTTAATCCTCTCCTCTGTTACTTCTTCCCTACTTTCTACTTTATCTTTTTTGAGTTCTCTAAGAAGTTCATCAATGACTTCCTGCGGAGGTCCAGACCCTTCTCTTGCAATAAGAGTACTAATCCATTCTTTAAAATGGTTAATTCTTTTATATGCAAATGGACTTAATACTTCTACTTCTTCAGAATATTCACCTTTATTATTTTGAGTATCTTGATATTTACTAATTTCGCCACAATTAGGACAACTTGCATATGATTCTCGAGGATTAGTCAATTTTTCAACACCGCATGTCTTGCATGTTAATTCTTGATTAACTTCTAATTCATTACTTTTTGTCGATAAAGAATAACCATCTCCAATACATTCTTTAATATATTCTTGACAAATTTTACCTCTATTTGTCCCATCTCGAGTAATAAAAAATTTTACAGGCTCTTTTTCAACTTCTTCTTCTTCTTCTTCTTCGTCTTCATCGTCTTCTTTTTCTATTTTACTGTCTATTTTACTATCTATTTTAAGTTTTTGTATTTTTCTACCTATTTGAGATTGTTGTATTGTTGATTGCTGAGTATATTCAAGGAAATGAGATGCAGCTTTCATTAAATAATTGATTTGGTGAGTTTTATTTTCTATATCATAAATTTCAAGTTCAAGATCGGTTATTTTTTTTGATAACTCATGATATTCATTACTATATTTAGTTCTAGAACTATTTTTTTTTCTAACTAACTGTGCATATAATTTTTTCTTATCAGGCAAAGAACTATAATAAAAGTTATAATTTTCCATTGTTTTAGCATCTATTGCGTTTAATGTCATTCTTGAGTCTTCATGTGGAGACTTTTTGGATATTCTAGAAAGATCCATTTTATATCAAATTTATATTAATTGTTATAGTTTAACTTTTTTCCTTAAAATGATTATGTTTTATATTTTTATTATCATTTTAGACTGTAAATAATAATAATAATTCTTAAAGGTTTTAAGGAATAAACGCAATGTTTAAGGAATAAACGCAATGTTTAAGGAATAAACGCAATGTTTAAGGAATAAACTCTATAAACTTTATAAACTCTATAAACTTTATAAACTCTATAAACTTTATAAACGCTATAAACGCTATAAACTTTATAAACTTTATAAACTCTATAAACGCTATAAACGCTATAAACGCTATAAACTCTATAAACGCAATAAACCCTTTAACAATTCTGTAATTCGGTTCTCATTGCAGCTAAAATAAGACGAGATGTATAAATAAATTGTTTTCCAATATTATTTGTTTCACAAAAAGTTATTGCGGTTGTATATGAATTAATTGCTTCTCTCAATGATCCTTTTATGGCATCTGCGTTATTACTTTCAACAAAAGCCATATAAGCTTTACCAAAATATACAGCTGCCATACCAACTACATAACAACCATCTGCACCTGGACCATTGGTAAGTTTTAAAGCTTCTAAATACATTTCAGATGCATCTATGTACGCATCCAAAGAATCTAAATTAGTAATTTCTTCTGAACTCTCTGATTCTTCATAATGTTTTTTACTCATTTCTTGAGTAACAGTATTTTATTTATTTTTATAAAACGAATAAAATAATTGTTATTAATAAAATGAGTCAATTAAAAACTAATCCCAATTATTATGTAAAATTTCCACAAGATTATGTAACTGGACTTGGCTGGAGTCCAGCAGCTGCTGGGCCAGTAGGTGGTTGGAGTTTTACGCCAGGCCCTGGATTTTTTGGAAAACAGCCAATGAATAGTTTATTACCTAAACTTACTGGACCTGGATCTACTCCAACCAATGGGCATTTTTTTGGTTCAAAAAGAAATAGATCTTTTGGTTATCCATTAATGAATAATCCTAGTTCTGAATTAAATCAACAAATGTTCCCTCGTTATCCAGTTGGAAGTGGGAATAGTCCTGGCGGAGATGGAGGAGTATGGCTTCAGGGTATGCCAGGATTTCAACAATTTTGGGGATTTGGGCGTCGTAGAAGCAGAAGCCGTAGAAGAAAGGGATTAAAATCAAAATCAAAATCAAGAAGCCGTAGAAGAAGTCGTCGCAGATCAAGAAGATCACAAAAAAAAATCCTAAATCTGTACCAAAAGGAGTAGAACCAGAATCATTTGAAAGTCATCCAGAAAATTTTAAAATACCAATTGGTAAAATACCAAAACCAGGACCTGTTGATTTAGTACCATGGTACTTTCAAAATTTAAGAGGAAGAGATCGACGAATAAGAGTTTATGACAATAAGGCTGATATAGAACAAGCTTTAATGAAAGGTATTAAAAAAGAGTATCCATTTTTTGGATTTAAATCTTGGAAAAAAGCACAGACGGGAGATACTGGATTTAGAGACAAAATGGCAGATTATCTTAAGAAACCAAAGTATTTTGATACAGGAAAAGAAGCATATGAATATATAGTAAGTAAATATCCTAAATTGAAGAAGAGATATAGATATTTACTGAGAGATTAAAAAAAAATAAAGCTTAGTAATTATGATTTAAACCTAAGCAAATAAGATGGGAATTCATGGTCTTTTCCAATTACTTAAGTCTGATGCCCCAGATAGTTATAAAGAAACTGATAAAAGCGCCTATAAAGGGAAAGTAATAGCAATTGATGCAAGTATATGTCTATATCAATTTCTAGTACAAATTAGAACTAAAGGAAATGGATATGGTCAACAACTACTTGTGGATGACAATGGTGAAATAACGAGTCATATACAGGGATTTTTTAATAGAGCTGCAAATTTATTAGAAAATGGTATTAAACCAATTTTTGTATTTGATGGAAAACCACCTATTCTTAAATATGCTGAACTTACTAAACGAAAAGAATTGAAAAAAAAAGCCGAAAAAGATGCAGAAGATGCTGAAGATGCTATTAATGAAGCAATTGACGAAGAAGATTTAAATCAAGCAATTGACGATCTTAATAAAGCTTCAAAACGCAATATTCATATTACTAAACAACAAATAGAAGATGTTAAAATTCTTTTAAGGCTAATGGGGATTCCTGTAATAGATGCTCCTTGTGAAGCAGAAGCGCAATGTGCAGAACTAGTTAAATCTGGAAAAGTATATGCAACTGGTACAGAAGATATGGATGCATTAACATTTGGTACTCCTATTATTCTTCGAAAACTGACTATGCCAGAAAGTGCAAAAGAAAAAGTAATTGAGATCAACGTAGCAAAAGTTCTGTCAGGATTGGATCTTACTTATAATCAATTTATAGATTTTTGTATTCTTTGTGGCTGTGATTATTGTGAATCAATCAAGGGGATAGGTCCAAAAACTGCTCTTAAGATGTTACGTAAACATGGAGATATAGAAACTATTCTTGAAAACCTTCCAGATAAATACACTGTTCCAGATAGTCTAAAAGATAATTTAGAACAAGTTCGTAATTTATTCAAATATCCTGATGTAAAACCTTCTAATGAAATAGAAATTATATTTAGCAAACCAGATAGAGAAGGAATTATGGATTTTCTTGTTGGATCAAAGGGATTCAATTGCGATCGTGTTACCAAAGTAATAGATAAAATTACAGGAAAGGTAAAAGTTAAAGTTGACGAAAAACAACCTACAATAAATACTTTTTTCAAAAAAAAAGAACCCAAGAAAGAATAAATTTTCAATGTATTAATGATAATAATACATCAACGTGACATTTTTCTTTAGGATTACACCAACATCCAAGATGCTTTCCTCTTAATTCATCTAAGTCATAATATTCAGGATTGTCAATAATTTTTTTAGTTATATAATCTCTGTATAATTTAATACATTCGTCTAATGAATGTTGTTTTAAGGTAAAAGGGTTAGCCCATTTAGAACCACTGTAATGAAAAATTATTTTATCTATAAAAATTCTACCATGTCTTCCACAATAAATATTATTTGGATCTTTTAACCAATTTTCAAGCGTAAATTCAGATCCATATAATTTTCTAAGATTTGCTACTTTAACACATACTCTTTCACTTCTATTTTCATTTTTGCTCATAAATTTTTTAGCACAGTTTATCAATATATCTTTTGAAAGTTTTGATAATAAATCTAATATTTCTTTGTTCATTTATAGTCCTTTGATTAGGATTTTTAATTTTTTAATTATTAGGATTTTTAATTTTTTAATTCTTTTTATATTTATAATGGATATACTATCTTCCATAAAAAAAAGAAAATTTGTAATTATTGCAATAGTATGTGTTTGTATTTTATTGACTATTATATTAGGTGTATTGGGAGGACTAGGTTATTTAAAAGTATCTCCTTCTTCTCCTTCTCCTTCTCCTTCTCCTTCTCCTTCTACAAATTTATGTGGTCCTGGAACTTATACATCATCATCGGGCCATTGTGTACTATGTGAATCTGGTAATTATTGTCCAGATGGTGTTCAAATGCTCACGTGTACAAACTATTTTCAAACTGATGGCTGGTATTGTCCAGAAGGTACTGAGACTCCTATTCAATGTCCA